TGGTACAGGTGCTGGTACTTCAGGTACAACTGCACAGTCCACTAACTACGGTGTTATCGTAGCTGGTCAGGACGATGCTGTTGCTTCTGCTGAGCAGATCAACAAAGTTGAGAACTACCGTGACCCAGACAGCTTTGCTGACATTGTACGTGGTATGCACCTTTACGGACGCAAGATTCTGCGCCCAGAGGCACTTCTCACAGCACGTTACAACGCTGCCTAAATTACTTAGTTTGTCGGGCTGGTCTCTCACGAGGCTGGCCCTTCAACACACTTAACGGTAGGATAACTCTATGGCTACTTACGTATCACTAGTTAATGAATTACTAAGACGCATGAACGAAGTCACACTTGATACAGCAGGTGATGGCTTTGATACCGTGCGCAACGTTCAAGCTCTAGCTAAGGATGCAATCAATAGTAGCATTAGACTTATTCTACAGACGGGTCAAGAGTGGCCCTTCCTGAAGACTACCTACACACAAACGCTAGCAGCAGGTACACGTCAGTACAGCTTCCCTGCAGATTACTCAAGTGTAGATTGGGATACGTTCTACATTAAAAAGCTTGAGTCAGAGCAGAACGGCCCTCGCCGCTTGAAGGCTATCTCCTACGAAGACTACATTCAGAACTATAGATCTTCTGACGATAGCGGAGATACAGTAAACGGTGAGTCTGCTCCCTCTGTAGTATATCAGACTTATGGGGAGTCTTTTGGTGTTACGCCTGTGCCTAACGCTGCGTATGAGATTGAGTACGTATACTGGTCTTTTCCTAGTGACCTTACAGTTTATAGTGACGTAGCAGTTATCCCTGATCGTTTTAAGCATGTACTTATTGATGGTGCAATGATGTTTATGATGCGCTTCCGTAGCAACGAGCAGAGCGCTGCAATGCACCAGAATAACTTTGAGGATGGCATCAAGTCTATGCGCCGTGTCTTGATGGATGATGCCATTGAGATCCGCTCTACAGTAGTTACACGAGGTAGTACATCTTCTTTTAGTGGCGGCTACTAATGGCTGATAATCTAGCCTCCTTTAAAGTCTTCTGCCAGGGTGGTCTTAACACCAGTCGTGATGTGCTATCACAGGGTGAGACACAACCGGGTTCAGCTATCTCGTTAATTAACTACGAGCCTGCTGTTACTGGTGGCTACCGTAAGATGAGTGGCTACAGCAATGACTACGGCATAGTACCGGGCTTTGGTAACGTGTTGGGTGTGTGTGTAGCTAACGGTGTTAATGATGGCATCCTAGCAGCACGGTATGACACAGGCAGTACCAACTACCTGTACTACTGGGATACTGCTACATCTGCTTGGGTTACTATTACTACTCCCGGCTCTGTAGACGTATCGACTTACCCTAAAGTACGTTTCACTCGTTACAACTGGGGTACACCTAAAGTAGTAATTGCAGACGGTGTTAATCCAGCGGCTACGTATGACGGTACAACCTACACACAGATTACTAATGCTAATGCGCCCAGCGCACCTAAAGTATCTCACACATTTAAAAACCACCTATTCTTAGCAGGTGACGCTACTGAGCCTACTAACCTGTGGTTCTCTTCACCTTATGACGAGACTGACTTTGACCCTGCTGATGGTGCAGGTGTTATCAATGTAGGCTTTCCTATTGTAGCTATCAAGTCTTTCCGTGACTCACTCTACGTCTTTGGATCTAACAATATCCGTAAGCTTGTAGGCAACAACATTGCAGACTTTGTATTGCAAGAAGTTACGGATGACTTGGGTTGCCTTGCTACGGATAGTGTAGTTGAAATTGGCGGTGACTTACTCTTCTTATCACAAGATGGCTTGCGTCCTGTTACTGGTACTGATAAAATTGGTGACGTTAACCTTGAGACAGTATCTAAAGACATTCAGTCTATCTTTACTGACGTTGTGTTTGATGTAGACTTAGATAAGCTAGACGCTGTAGTTATTAGACAGAAGACACAGTTTAGATACTTTCTTGGTGCTGCAGATGGTCAAGGTATTATCGGTGGGTTTAGGCAGACACCTAACGGCTTGCAGTTTGAGTACGGTCAGATGCTTGGTATATTTACTACGTGTGCTACCTCTGGCTACATTGGTCAGAATGAGTTTGTTATACATGGCGATAGCAACGGTAAGGTACATCGCCAAGAGCAAGGCAATAACTTTGACGGTGAGGACATCTTCTCTGTATTCCAGACACCATTCTTTCACATGCAAGACCCAGAACAGCGTAAAGTATTCTACACTGTAGCTACTTACTTACGTTCAGAGGGTGACAATGAGATTGTTATGTCTGCCTTGTATGACTACGAAGATGTAGATACACTAAGCCCAACTAATTTTACATTAATAACACAAGGTGCTGCAGCTTACTACAACGAAGCCTTGTATGACAGTACAGCAATCTTTGATGGTAACCCTGCTCCAGTACAGCGTACTAACGTTTCAGGCTCAGGTAAGTCGGCATCACTTAAATACGTAACAAACGATACAAACGCATCACACAGCATTCAGGGCTTAGTGATTACGTTTGGGGTAGGAGATAGGCTCTAATATGGCAGGTTATACAAGACAGTCTGTAGCTGATATTATCGCAAATGCGGTTATTAAAGCTGCACCAGTAAACGCAGAGTATAATGCTATTCGTGATGCTTTTAATGCAAGCACAGGGCATAAGCATGACGGTACATCTGCAGAGGGTGCTTATGTACCAGTTATCTCTGACGTAGACAACTATAACAAAGTTGTTGTTGATGCCATAAATAATAGAATTAGTTTTTATAATGAAGTGTCTTCTTCTGCTGTAGAACAGATAAGATTAGAAGACGGTGTACTAAAACCTGTAACTGACGATGATGTAGACTTGGGTGCTGCAGGTGCTGAGTTTAAAGACTTGTACATTGACGGTATTGGCTACATTGACTCTGTAGTTATCACAGGCGGTACTATTGATGATACAGTAATCGGTGGTACTACTCCTGCTGCTGCTGACTTTACCACTATGGACACTACAGGTAATGCATCTGTAGGTGGTACATTTGCTGTAACAGGTACGTCTACCTTCACTGGCGCTATGTCAGCAGGTAGCTTGACTACAACAGGTCAAGCTACTTTAGCTACAGTAGACATTAATGGTGGTACAATAGACAATGCTACTATTGGTAACACAACACCCGCTTCCGTTACAGGTACTCTGATCACAGCTAACACAGGGTTTAGTGGCCCTCTTACAGGTGATGTTACAGGTAACCTACAAGGTAATGTGACAGGTAATGTCACTGGTGATGTAACAGGTGATTTGACTGGTAACGTTACTGCAGCTACAGGTTCTTCTACTTTTAACAATATGACAATAAACGGTACACTAGACGTTACATCTACTGTGATTAATAACGTTAGTGATCCTGTTTCAGCACAACAAGCAGCTACAAAGAATTACGTTGACACACAAGTAGCTAACCTTGTAGACTCAGCCCCAGGTACACTAGACACACTAAACGAATTAGCTGCAGCGCTGGGTGATGATCCTAACTTTACTACGACTATTACAAACAGCATAGCAACCAAGTTACCTCTAGCAGGTGGTACGATGACTGGTGCTATTGCTATGGGTACATCTAAGATCACTGGCTTGGGTGACCCTACAGCTAACCAAGATGCGAGTACTAAGAATTATACAGACACCCAAGACGCAACTAAACTGAGCTTGTCTGGTGGCACTATGACAGGTGCTATTGATATGGGTAGCTCTAAAGTAACTACTACATATACTCCTGTAAACGGTCCAGACCTTACAAATAAAACATATGTAGATGCTATCTTAGGTTCCTCTACAGCTGCAGCTACAAGTGCTGCTAATGCTGCTACTAGTGCTACAGCAGCTTCTAACTCTGCTACTGCAGCTGCAGTAAGTGAAGCTAATGCTGCTGCATCGTATGATAGCTTTGATGATCGTTACTTAGGTGCTAAAGCTACTGCACCTACTGTAGACAACGATGGTGATGCACTAACAGCAGGCGTATTGTATTATAACTCTACAGACGGTAACTTATACCACTACAATGGAACTACTTGGGTAACTAATACAAGTTTTGGTGCTAGTTTAAATAACTACACAGCCACGGCAGGGCAGACAACTCTATCTGTAAACTATGAAGTTGGGTTTATTTCTGTATGGCTTAACGGTGTAAAGCTTGTATCTAGTGTAGATTTTACAGCAACTAGTGGTACAGGTATTACATTTACTTCAGCGCTAACCGCTGGTGACACTATAGATGTAACAGCTTATAATCTGTTTGAAGTAGCTAATGCATTAACTAAAACAAATAATTTATCAGACGTTCTAGATGTAGCAACAGCTAGGTCTAACTTAGGGCTAGCCACCACTAGTGATGTAACCTTCAACACTCTTACTGCAGGTTTTATTGCAACAACTTTTGACCACGGTGTTATTAGCACTACAGTGTCAGTAAATATGGATGACGGTCAAATACAGACAGCTACGCTTGGGGCTAACATAACAGTTAATTCTACCTCTTTAGCAAACGGTCATCAGTTAATGCTTATGATTAATGACGGCAGTGGTTATACTGTTACTTGGTCAGGGTTTACTTGGGCTAATAACGATGGTGCTGCACCTACACTTATTAATACAGGTTACAATACTTTCATCATTTGGAAGATTAACAATGTAGCTTACATCACCTACGCAGGGGATCAGTAATGTTTTTAGCTATGGCAGCAGCGGCGGGTGGGCATAAACAACTATCACTACCTACTATATATGGAAGGACAAGCAGTGGCTCAATTTTCTCAGGTCACAATAGTACTTCAATTAGTGGTAATACAACTTTTGGTACTGCACACGCTGATAGAGAATGTTGGGTGTTAATAGGAACAATGAGTAGTCCTAGTGGTACAGGTAATCAAGTAAGCAGTGTTACTATAGGAGGTAATACAGCTAGTATAGTTTATCAAACATCTGCTAATGGTGCCACGAATGCCCAAAGTATTGCTTTTGCTAGGTATAGAGATAATGGCTCCTTAGGTATTGGAAGCATAAACGTCACTGTTAACTTTGTTAATAATCAGATTCACAGTGGTCTTATTCCTTATGCAGCCACTAACACAACTTCTATAGATGATACATATGAGTCTTCGGCTCAGGGAACTGCAGCCACTGGTACAATAAGTTATAGTGGAGGGATTGCTTGGATTGTTGACTTAAAACAAAACAGTACCAGCAGTAGCCATAATTCCCCTTGGGTTAATGATTATTCTTTTGATTACGGAACGAATGAGTATATGACTGTAGCTCAACTTAGCGGATATGCCCCAGGAACATATACAGTAGCTAAAACATCTTCATCTTCTGTAGGTAATGTAGCCATAGCTTCTTTAGCAATGATTTAACGATAGGGTTTTTACAATGAGTAAAGCAAGAGACTTAGCAAATCTTATATCAACAGGCGGTGATCTGGCTGATGGATTAGTTAATGGTGGTGAGTTAGAGTTTACGGCTGCTGAAGCTATAACTTCAGGTCAGGCTGTAGCTTTAGATAATAGTGCACAACTAGTATCTATAAAAGCCCCAATTACATACGACACTGATTACGCAAGTGGCAACGCTACAGTAGAAACAACTTTTAACCAAGGTACAGACAGACTTTCTAGTCAGTGCTACATAAAAGAGCATAACATTATGGTTATCGCTAGTGGTGAGTATGGCAGCGATTATGCATATATAGGAACTTATAGCCTAAGCCCTTCATCAGGGTCCACTCTTTTAGACTCCGACACAATCCCTAGCGTTGATGGTACTTGGAGCGCTTACACTGCGTACAACGAACACACAAGTACTTTATATGTTGCTTGTTGGGAGTATAATTTCGGCAACCCAGAGGCTTGTAGGTTGTATGCATATAGTGTTGCATCTAATGGAACACTAACTAGAAAGTTTAATTTTAGTTATGCTCCTACAATAGCATATGCAAATGGAGCACAATCTGTTGCTTTTGCTATTGTTCCTGATTCTCAGTACTTTATGATAGCTACAGGTAAAGAGCTATCAGATGACACATTTTATAGAATATATAGAGATGACACTAACGAGGTTGCTCCAACCTTTACTTATACTAGTCAAACTTACGGCTCTAGTTATGGCGGTTACTCTGGTGACACTCTTGGAGCAAATGGTTTAAGTGTTGTATGGCACCCTGACACTTCTTCTTTTATTGTTGCTCGTAGGATAAACTTAGATGATTTGGTTTTAGAAAAAATTACTGTAAATAATAGTTTTTCTATTACTAATAAAATTCATAGTTATCAAACTGACTGGGGTATGCACAATAGTCTCCTTAACATAAAAGGATTAACTAATAACTATGTTTTGTGGACAGGTATCTACGATCCAGACCTGAAGCCTTATTATGATGTTTTAGATATACAAGCTAATTCTATAGGTTTTACTGGTTCTCCTACACTTGCTTGGGATGATACGTTTGATACAGACTCAACTTATAGCCCTAGTGATACAGTAGTATCTGATATAATCTACAACAACGACACAGATATTGTGACTATAACTGGCAGTCAGGTAAATTACCATATAGGTGATGTAATTATTGCAATGCCTTCTAGTACTGATAATCAGGTCACCTATAAAAGATTCCGTTTTGTTGACCATCCTAGTAGCCCTTTTCTATCTTCACAAGACGGCAACACTTCCAGTTGGGTTACTCCAACGGGTGTTAGTGTAAACTTAACTAATAATTATTCTACAAATGGTATCTTTTGGTCAGAGAAAGACTATACTCACTACTACGTAACTGGAATTAGTTTTTTAAAATATATTGCTGCTCTTGATACTTATAAGCCTACAGAAGTTTTTAGTAATGTGGATGATTTTATAGGGTTTGCACAAAACGCTATAGCTTCTGGTAGTACAGGTAAAGTTATATCTAGTGGAGGGTTGCTTTCTACTACAGGGTTAACAGCAGGTAGTACTTACTATATAGATTCTACTAGTGGAGAACTAACTACTGATACATTTAATAGAAAAAAAGCAGGTGTAGCTAAAAGTACTACGGAACTTATGGTTGATGACTCCCCTGACACGCTTGGTAATTTAGATAATATTAGGCTTGATACTAACAGTAACTTAGCGATTTTTTCTAATAGCAGTATGTTAGCTTTAACTGATCAAGGTATATATGGGGCTGGAGGAAATGCAGAGGATAATATATCTATTGGAAGAAATGCCTTAAAAGATATTAGGAATGTTTCTTACAATGCTGCGATTGGTTATTCTGCTGGTCAGTACCTTGAAACAGGATCGCACAACACCTTTATAGGTAGTGATGCTGGTAAAAATATATCTTCTGGTAGTGGTAACACTATTCTTGGAACCTTTAATGGTAACGAGTTAGGTTTAGACATCAGAACTACAGATAACAACATCGTACTATCTGACGGTGCAGGTAACCCTAGAGTTCACGTAGACACTAACGGTATTACTAAAGCACAGTCTTATGCAGAAGAGTATGAAGCTGTAACTTCAACGTCAAACGCTACTACGGTTAATTGCCGTAACGGTAACTCCTTTAGTCATACACTAACAGAGAACACTACGTTCACGTTCTCTAACCCACCTGCAAGCGGTACATCTTACTCGTTCAGCATTGAGATCATCCAAGACGCCTCAGCCAGCGGCTTCACAGTGACATGGCCTAGCTCAGTAGACTGGCCTGCCGCAACTGCTCCTACGCTTACAGCCACAGCTTCAGCCAAGGACATCTTCGTGTTCACTACTCGTGATGGCGGAACTAACTGGTATGGATTCACAGCTGGTCAAGCATTAGCTTAATAAGGAGCTTCAC